AATTCCGTGAACATTTTCTGTTGCTGAATTATGAGTACTTATGTTTGCTGTTGTTGCTAAAAGAGATGTGTCTGCAATTCCATGAATTCCTTCTGTTATTGCCGAGAAATTAGTAATAGCAGTGCTTACGTCAGTCGCTGTTGCCAATTCTGATGTGTCTGGAATTCCGTGAACGTTTGTTTCATCAGAATTATGTGCAGATATAGCATTTGAAACATTGTCCAATGTAGCAAGCAATGCTGTATTTGAAATTCCGTGAACGTTTGTTGAGTCTGTGCTGTGTGAAGAAAGTGCTTGTCCTGCTGCAGTTGCTGCATCTGCAATCGCTTCGCCTTTTGCATCTGAAACATTATCTAATGTAGCAAGCAATGATGTATTTGCAATTCCATGAACGTTTGTTGTAACATTGTGTAAATCAATATTATCTGCAATATTATCTGCAATGCTTGAGAAGAAGTTTGGATCATCGTTAATTGCTGCTGCTAGTTCATTAAGAGTGTTTAACAGACCTGGCGCACCATCAATAATTGCTGCTAGTTCTGCTGCGTTAGCAAAATACTGCAAAGAGCCCCATGCTGAGGAGCCGTTACCCATTTTAAATTTATTTGTGTCGGTTTCAAAACCGATTTCACCTGCTGCTAGAATTGGGTTTGCAGCCGTCCATTGTGCTGCAGTTCCTCTGCGCTGTTGCATTCTTGTTGCCATTTATATTCTCCTTATGGGGGCTGCCCATTAACTTATCTTATTATAACCCCTGTTTTAATTGAAGTTATCTACTACACTACCGCCATCGAATACAACTGTCCAGACTGTTGTATCTGGTCCACCTGCATCTAAACCTACACCCAATGGGCTGTTAAATGATCCACCTTCATAGAACTGAGATACTATGAAACCAGTTCCGTCGATTGCGGTATCGTGAATGTGCTGTGGTAAATTATTTGTATCATCGATGGTTGCCTGGGTATACCAAGAACCTTCGTAATAGAAATTAACTCTGTTTGTTAGAGTGTCTAACCACTGTGTACCATTAGTTGGTGAAGAAGGAGGAGTAGTGCCAACTGCCATAGATCTTGCATCTACATACCCCTTAGTTGCTGCATGCTCAGCAAGAGTTGGTGCTCCTACTGTTACTGCATCTCCGAATGTACCGCCGTTAGTTACGACTAATCCATTCTTGACCTTGAAGTCTTTATCGACTGTTGTCATTTACTACTCCTTCTTCCAACTATTTTTATTTTTTATTACGCAAGCAATGTTCCAACTACTGTAACTGTTGAGGTGTTATTCAATGTAGTTACCTGAAGTTGTACATCGTTGCCTGAGATTGCTGCTGTAACAGATCCAAGATCACCGTTTGTTCCAACGATACCGTACTCAGTAATTGAGATATTATCGTTAGCATGAAGTGTTAGAAGTACCTTTGAAACTTCTGTGTGATCACCATTAGCGATCTTTACAAGGAACTCTGCTGAACGATAGTCAGCCTTTAGCCATGAGTAGGCTGTTGCAATTCCTGCTACTGGAACTACTGTTGTTCCTGCAACACTCTTAGAGATTTCTCCAAGTTCAACTGCTACAAAGTTTGGAGTTGTTCCATCAAGTGCTTCTTGTGCTCTTGCATCTGTGAAGTACTTGTTTGTTGTACCTTCATCAAGTTCGTCAGTTGTAGAATCTGCTACACCGTTTTCTGCGGTGATGCTTAGAACTCCGTTGACATATGTTATTTCAACATTTTCCTTTTGTGCACCAGCAAGAAGATCTCCTGCTGAAGCCTTTGCACGAGAGTCTGTGAAGTAAAGGTTTGTTGCACCTTCTTCAATATCGTCTGTGTCAAGTAGATTAATCTGATCTGAGATTGTTCCACCTACAGCGTCAATTGCTCGCTGGTTTGTGAAGTAAAGGTTTGTGCCTTCTGCAATGTCAGATGTTGTAAGTGCATCTGCATGTGCAATTGCATTGTCTTCTGCTGTTTGAGCAGATCCTGCTGCATCGTATGCTGATGCTGTTGCTGAAAGTGCTGCAGTGTTGAAGTCTGAGATATCTGCTGAATCAAGACCGACTACAGAGATTACATCGTCTGTAATGTCAATGTTTGCGCCTTCAGTAAGTGCGTTCTGCTTTCCTGCTGCAAGAGACTGAAGATTATTGATTGTCTCTGGATCATTATCGATTGCTGCTGCTAATTCCTGAAGTGTATCAAGAAGTGCTGGTGCAGAACCAACAAGTGCAGCAATTTCATCATCTGCATGCTGCTTTGCTCTGTCTTCTGCAAGACCAATTTCTGTGTATGTCTTGTATGCTGACCAAGCCTTATCTGTAGCAGAACCATTTGCATCACTAATCTTTCCATCTGCATAATCTTCTGCGTCTGAAAGTGCCTGGTTAGCCTTGTTAGTAGCATCTGCTGCTGCAGTTTGTTCTGCATTTGACTGTGCATTGTTAGCCTTTGTGGTTGCATCTTGTGCTGCTAAGTCAACTGCTGCTTGCTGTGCTGCATTTGCTTCACCTGTTGCAAATGTCTTTGTTGCAATTACATTTGTGTCAACATAGAAAACGTTTCCTGCACCTTCTGAGCCGTAGCCAAGACCTGAACCAAGTGCGTTAGACACTGCTGTCTGTGCACGGTTGTCTTGGAAGTAAAGGTTATTTGTACCTTCTGTTAAATCATCTGTGTCGTGATTAGAAATATCTGAAACTGTACCAGTTACGTTACCAACAAAACCACCATCTGCTGTAATTACTTCTGCTGAGAATGAACCATCCTCATCACGAAGAACTACTGTGTCTGGTGTGTTATCAGGTGTTGCTGCTCCACCAATAAGACCAATAATATATGTTTGGTCTGCTGGCTTCTTTGTAAGAATGTCGTAGCCATTGATTGTACCTGTTGTACCTTCAACAACCAGACCACTCTTGATCTTAAAGTCTTTATTTGTTACTGTTGCCATTTTTTATCTCCTTTTATTTATGCCTTAAGTCCAATTCGTGCGAAACGAACTGTGACTGGCTTGATCGCAGGATCTGGAGTGACTGTTAAGGCCACGGTATTTCCAGTGCGAGAGACATTAATGGTGCCAATATTCCCACTATTGTCGATTGTTCCGTATTCGCTAACTGATACATTTGTACCGTCAACGAGAATTGTCATTTCAGTTGCGTAGAACTTGTTGTCCCCTGCTGAGGTCTTTGATATTGAAATAATATACTTGACCATACGCCAAACTGTAGCATCAAAGTTATCAATAACAGTTACGTTCTCAATACCAGTGATTGTGTTTTCATTGTTACCCGCAGAACCCAAATCTGTTGCTTGGGCTGCAGCGGTATCGATTAAATCTTCATAGTTTTCTTGAGTTGGTCTATCTCCAGTTTGAAATAGACTCTTAACTGCTGGGATTGATACTTTAGCCATGTGCCAATTATAACCCCTATTTAATAATATTATTAAAGAATATAGTTGCTATAGCCAATAACCTGTAGTGGAATTGCTGGTGTATTTCCAAGACCTAAGCCTTCTATCTGGATTGCTGTAAACTTAACTCTAAAAGGCAAAACCTCAGTTATTAAAGTATTTATTCTGATGTCTTCTACTTGAACTACTGCGTAATCTATTGGAAAGATTCGTTCTGTTTTGTTTTGTAGTGTATCAAGTAAGACTGCTGTTGCCATTAATCTGTTACATCTTCAAGAATCTTCATGCTACCCTGGCAAACTGTCCAGACTCTTGTTGGGTCGCTAACCTGAATATCAAAGATGTCTCCTGTCTCAAGTTGTACAGACTGTGCTGATGTAAGCCAAACTGTAAATTCTCCCACAAGGTCATCTTCGTCTGCCCTTGGATGCAAGTGCATTACAAGTGTTGCATCATCTGTAATAACTCCAAGATCTCTTGCCTGATTTGGTCTTTTGATCTTCATTGCAATTGTCCACTCAGATGCCTCGCCTTTTAGGATTAGTGGCTGCTGAGCATCATCTGTTACATAAACCTTAAAACCAGATGTATCTCCACGAACGACAGTCCAAATTACTGTAGGTGGTTTATTTCCTATATCGTATGATGTTTGAGATCCTCTTAGAGTTGCCATAATGTTATTATATCACGACAATCCGTCTTTGAGGGCTCCCCATGTCCCGTTGCCTTTTGTCTGAACAACTATTAAACCCTGCGTTCCTTGAACAGCAACTACAGCAACATATCTTGCTGGACCAGTTAGAGGTCTTCCACCAACAAGTTCACCACTTGAATTAATGTACACCTTTGTTCCAGGAGTACCAAGACCAGTTGTATTCATTTGTAAAATTCCAGACACAACTGCAACACCATCACTCATTGCAGAAATTCCTGTTTGTATCAAACCAAGTATTGGTGAGTCTGGGTTATGATTGCTTGATGATGGGTTATATCTTTCCACAGTTGTCTTCATCTGTCCGCTATGAGAAACATTTCCTGAAATATAGACTGGAGTTCCAGCAGACAATGCTGAACTAGTATTATTTCTTACAGGAGAGGAAACGCTAGTCATTCCCAATGGCGGAAGTATATTGTTTAAAGCATCAACTAAAACCTTAAAATCTCCGTGCACATTAACTGGATCTGATGCAATCGGATATGATAGGGAATTAGGATAGTTAGATGCATATTGTGGCATAATCTTTATTATACCACCCTATAAAGTTGACTTTTGGTCAAAATTTGTGTTATACTTGGTAGTAACACCTACCAAGGTGTTATTGTTTTCTAAGGAGGAAACTATGATTAAATTTATCGAAAGAAACAAAGAGATCATTAGCACACTCAGTATCGTAGCACTTGTCAGTGTTTTTTCTAATGCTGCAAACGCTACCCCAGATCTTGATACTAAAAACAATCTTAGCCTGGAACAGGCTCAGACATCGGACACAACCTCGAAAGAGGTTTTTTTGGTTTCTAAGGAAAAAATGTTGGAGAGTTTTGCAAACAAGGCATCTCTTACAGACTTAGAACTAAAGAAGATGCTATCCCTAGTTGGGTTTAAAGGCCAAAACCTTGTTGAGGCTTGGGCGGTAGCAAAGAAAGAGTCAAATGGTCGCCCATTTGCCTTTAATGGAAACGAAAGCACTGGAGACTCCTCATATGGAATATTCCAGATTAATATGATTGACTCCCTTGGTCCTGATCGCAGAGACAAGTTTGAGTTATCTTCAAATGCTGAACTTTTTAATCCAGTACTAAATGCACAGATTGCACACCATATGAGTAATGGTGGAGAAAACTGGACTGCCTGGAAAGGTATGACTCCAAGAACTAAATCCTGGATGGCTAAATTTCCTAAGTAAAAAATTAAAGACTAAAAGCACCTATTGTTAATTCTGTAGGTGCTTTTTAGTTTCTCAAAATTAAATTAATTGCTACTCGTGGTGCCTTTAAGGTCTCAACCTCATGTGCAAGATTTTTTGGCACAAAAATAAAGTCACCCTCTACAACATGATGCTCGTTTTCTAAATCTTCTCCTGTGCGCCAAATCATCTCACCCTTAACAACCCACTGGAATTGATCAACGTAGTCTCTGTGCTTGCTTCCAACTACTCCTCTGTTTTTCATCAAAGATACTAAACAAAAATTTCCAGTATATATTTCTTCTGAGTACTGAGAAAGCCCCCACTGAGTCACTTGACCAAGTTCTGGGATTATTGACATATAAAGATCTTGTGGGTCATAAAGTTGAAATGCCATTCTTGACCAAAATCTACACTTTAATCTCATGTCAGAAGACTCACCTTCAACAAAATCACTCAAAAGATATGACCTATCTGGAAAGGATGCTAAGTCTTCGTCAACATAATTAGAAACTACTGACATTATTGTATCTAATGACGGCAGAGTTGTAAAGACATCTTTAAAAACATGTATTCTGTTCTCATCTATTGCTTGTTGAACTATGTTCATATCTATTAATGGCAAATTTGACATTTTATATTTTAACTTTCTTTTTCATTTATTTTATCAATATTTTGCTGAATTAAGTTTAGCGTTTCTTCTTCAGACAAATCAACAACATTTATATAAGAGTGATTTACTCCAGAATAGTCGGCAAACTCTTTATAGTGATATCTGTGGTTTGGTATTGCTGAAATTTCAAACATATTTGTTTCTTTGTTTCCCCAAAAAGAATGAAATATCCAAGTTCCAGAAGTTCCTGCAATATTTTTTGCAGAACTAAAAATTTTTATCTGTTCTATTAAACTGTAATCTTCTGGATATATAATTTTCCATCCATTATCTTTAAATTTATTTTGTATGATGTCCTCTTTTTCACAGTATCTCCATTTAGCAAAAAATAAATCACCCTTGTCTTTTTCAGACAGAAACTCTTTATTTGAATAAAATTCAATTTGACTTTTACGAAAGTTGTTAAATCTTTCTCTTGAAACAAAAATATTTCCTTCTTTTTTATCACTATAAAATTCTTTAAAATTTTCTTTTAAAATATCTATTGCTAAATAGTTATATTTAAAGTGTTCGCTTTGGCCACAGGGAAGTTGCCCATTCCCTCCGCCTGCAAAACAAGTGCAAAATGGAAAATACTGCAGAGATCTAGTTGCTCCATTACTTGAATAAAACTCCTGTGGGAATGTAAGATTCATGTCAAAAAACATTATTACCTTTTCAAAAGAATAGTTTCCAATTGAAATATCAAACACTTCTGAATTTTCATACCCAAGAAAATACATTTGATCTATTGTTACTTTATTTTGATTGAAGTGTCCACTTTGGGCTTCATAAAAAAATGGCTTTATGTTTTTATATTTTAATTGTAAAATTTTAAATTGTCCATATATGTCCATCATTGAGTGACCAAATGCAGAGTGTGTTTGAAATAAATAAGTTTCTCCAGGTATTTGGATTACTGGACCATCATTATTTTTTATAGAAAAGTTACTGATAGACACACTATCAAAAACATAGTCAAAAAAATTTTCTTGTGTAATACCATCACATGACAGGATCATGTTAACCAACTAACTACTGCATACCGTGTTCCCTCTGTTACTGGAGAAACTGAATGATTATAAACGTAGTTTGAAGGGAAAAATATCATTTCATTTGCCTTTGGTTTATACATTAAGTTAAACCTTGGAAAACATATTTCTCCACCTTCGTAGTTTTCGTTAAAATAATAAACATATGATATTTTTCTAGGAAAATCACGATGATCATCTATATGGTTTACGAATTGCTGCCCTACGCTATATTTTAAAACACTGTAATCTTCATGAAACTCTGTTGTTGCTTGATGCTCTGCTTTGTAATCCTCTTCTATTGGCTTAAAATTAGATAAAAATATATTAGAAAGGCTCCCAGAAACGGCATCTTGTACTGATTGAAAATCAGTTAAAATATGATCTCTATATGGCACTGGAAAAGTCAAAGTGTCCCTATACTTTTTGTCTACCTCTATGCCGTTTTCACCTTTTATTGATGATTCAATCCAAGACAAAATCGGTCCAGAAAGACTTTCTTCAATATCATTAACCAATAAATCATGATTTGGTATAACGTCCGAATAAACAAAAATGCCTGGCGCTAAAAGTCGTTTTTCCATTACCACTTACCTAAAGGACATGTTGCTTTTTGTAATTTTGTTTTTGCTGCCATAAAACATCCACACTTCTTGCATTGTTTTGTTAAATTCATAAGTTCTGGACATGACTGACATATTGAATATCTTTCAGTAGATAATGCTTCGTCTGCCCATTCAATATTTGGATTTACAAGATCCCATGGTCTTGTTTCTCCAAGACTTTCTTTATATCTTTCCCAAAGGGATTTTTGTTCCATTCTAGACTAGTTCTCTACGAATTCAGTTCCGTTCCAACTCCAGTTGATATTTACATCAAGGTTGGATGGCACTTCTACAAAAATTGGATTAGATGAAAGGCCAGCAATAAGTCTTTCTCCGCCATGACCATCTGATCCTTGAAACTCTGTGTTTATTGACACTACAGTAAATATATCATTTCCCACAATACCAGCAAATTTTTTAATTGTCATTTTTTCTCCTTTTCTTTTATTTAAAGTATATCATATCAATATTTTAACTAAAGCATCCACCTTGCCAGTAAGAGCCTCCGTAATTTACGCAGTTCTGACAGTCTGCACAGGCTCCGCCAGCATAATCTTCACAACCTGGTGTTGGGCAGCCTGTTGCTGGAGTAACAGCAGGTGTAACTGCAGGTGTAACAGCAGGTGTAACAGCAGGTGTAACAGCAGGTGTAACAGCAGGTGTAACAGCAGGTGTAACTGCAGGTGTAACGGCTGGTGTTACTGCAGGTGTAACGGCTGGTGTTACAGCAGGTGTAACAGCAGGTGTAACAGCAGGTGTTACTGCAGGAGTAACAGCAGGTGTTACTGCAGGAGTAACAGCAGGTGTTACT